ACAGAAGGCATTGAACATCCGTGCGGGGCTGTGTTGTTGTGGGGGGGTGGTCCTTTGTTGTTGTCTTTAGTACCCCCCGTGATTTCAAACACGGTGTTTACTGATTGTGTTCTAGTCCCTAATTCAGATCAACCACCCCCCACTCTTCAAAACCGGGACTCCGATTTGTGTGCCATATGGAAATACGTGAAGATGCGGGGCGAGTGAGGAAAGGAAACCGGGCAACTCCGTTGCCCGAGTTTATGAGTTGACAGGTTTCAGAATACGTGGTACATCTCTACTTACAAAGGACGGCAGTCCTGAGTGATCTACGAAGTCGTAAGTCAGTAGTATACAGGAATACGAAATACACCTGATACGCGACATCCTGAAATCAGCCGTTTAGCAAAACAAACCGAGGAACAAGAGCGATGGCTACTAGCGCAGGCTTCTGGGGTGAAGGGAGCGATCCTTACACCTTTCTAAGTGGACGATCTCCGAATAGGTATCAGCTTATGCGTATTCTACGTAAACGTGGAATGCGGAACATGGGCGAGATCCTTTCCACTCTTCTTGAAGATTCATCTCCAGCAACTTCTGCCTCTGTGACAGTTACACAAGTCGATGCAACCCGAGATGTTAGCGACAACGTTCAGGGCGGTGTTCGTGGTACTACCGCGAACGAACAAGTCGATCTGCTTTACAATAAGCAACCGACTACTGGAAGTGCGAACACTACTCGTGCCGTTTCAGCGGCTGACGTTACCGCACTCCAGACTGAGATCATTCCCAGTGGTGCCAGGGCGCTACGTTCGCCCCCCACGTATCCGACCGACAGTTCTGGGAATGGTGGTGGTGGTAAACAAGACAACGAGTAGTAATCTATGCTCCCCCAAGGCATAGAACCTCTTATTCTTCAGGACGGCACTAAGATAAACCCCCTATCTGGTGCCGTCCTTCGGGATAACGAGGAAGTAGTGACTGAAGTGCCTAACAACGAGGCTATTCAGCACGAGATCGTTACTGCTCGTCGTAGACTGCACGAGTTACCAGTTCCACCCAATCAGATGAATGCAATGAGTATCGTTCTCTGTTATACCATGTTCGGTGTGACTGAAGAGGACATTAGTGCTGCTCTATCTATTCCGACGGAGCAGATACGTGCTATCAAGATGCATGATGCATATGCAGACCTACAAAATGCATTGGTTAAGAACATCATCGAATCAGACCTCAATCATGTACGTGGGATGTTCGTACAACAGTCTACTATGGCCGCTAATACGATGGTACGGTTGTTAGGTAGTGATAGTGAAGGCACACAGATAGCAGCCGCTAAGGATGTGCTAGATCGCGCTGGACATCGTCCCGCAGATGTAGTAGAACACAGAGTAAAGATGGAAGGCGGATTGCGTATTGAATACGTGAACAAGAAGGACGAAATGCCTACGATTGAGGCTGAAGAGTTAGACTTCTAATGGTAGCTCGACCTGAACTAGCTACAGCTTTGTTGAAACGTCAACAAGACCAAAGGGATGGTATTAGAGATCCTAATAACCAATCTCTAGTACCTCGTCGATACCAACGACACTTCAATCTGGAACGAGAGTTCAATTTAGAAGACCTTATAGGAGAGAAGCTCCGTAGCCTTCAGCCCCTACCAACGGTTCCATCTAACGATGGTTCTGCTTTCCCAGCAATACCTGATGATCTAATAGACTCCCTTAAACGCTTCTTCTTACCGAGACGGAGATGACAATGGCAACCGTAGCAGACTCTAGTGGCAATGGTGGTGGACGGGTTGGTTCCGGTCCAGAAAGCCCACTTACTCAGATCAATCAGACACTCTCAGCAACGCCTGTTGGCGCAACCACTCCTAACTTCGTTGGCGAGTTGGTAGAGGACACCACGAACGAGAACACGTATCGTGCGTATGGTTCTACTAATGCCAGTTGGGAGAAGATTGAACGTCCATAATGGCGACTTACCGCCTTGCTGAAGATAGCTTATCGGATCGATTCCTAAAGAGTCGATCCAAGGTACAGTTGTTTGGTGGCGGATTCGCTAACGGTAAGACTGCTAGTGCCTGTATCAAGGCTATCAAGTTTGCCAAGGATTATCCTGGTAGCAATGGATTGATGGCTCGTTCAACGTACCCGAAACTGAATGATACGTTGAGGAAAGAGTTCATTAAGTGGTGTCCTAATGACTGGGTCGAATCGTTTCCAAAGAGCCAGAACGCATCCAATACCTGCACTCTCAAGAACGGAACGACAATCAACTTCCGTTACATTGCCCAGCAAGGTAAGAGCGGCCAGGAAGCTACGACATCGAACCTTCTATCTGCGACGTATGATTGGATCGTCGTCGATCAAATGGAAGATCCCGAAATCGTCCATAAGGACTTCCTTGATCTACTTGGACGCTTGCGTGGGATGACTCCATATACTGGCGAAGACCCTACAATGCCAGAGACAGGTCCACGCCATTTCATCCTGACAACTAATCCAACTCGTAACTGGGTATACCGTGAGTTAGTTCGTCCTCTCCATGAATTGGGCAGGGGTATCATCAACGACCGGCTTCTGTGTGAAACAGATTCTGATGGTAGGCCAATTCAAGGGGAGGACGGACTTCCTACACCAATCATCGAGTTGTATGAAGGATCGACCTACGAAAACAAGGATAACCTAGAACCTGATTTCATCCAGACGTTAGAGGCATCTTACAACGGTCAGATGCGTCAACGTTTCTTGATGGGTGAGTGGGCCAGCTATGAAGGGCTTGTATATCCTGACTTTAACCAGGATGTGCATATCATGTCGCATCATCTCATTGAAAGGTACTTCAGGAAGCTCGTACAGACTACTGCATCCATGACCTACCTAGAAGGGTATGATTATGGCTTGGCGGTTCCCTATTGTTACATGGTTGGCTTTGCTGATCCTCATGGTAACATCTTTCTAATGGATGGTGAGTATGCTGCTGAGACTTCACTAGAACAGCAGATCAATTCTATCCTAGCTCACCGTGCCAACTATGGTATACCTGATAGTAGCCACATCTTGGCCGATCCTGATATATTCCGCCGCAAGTCGACTGGGAAGAAGCTGGTTGGCCGTTCCATTGCTGATATCTTCCTCGGTGATGGTATATATTGTACTCGCGGTAATAATGATATCAAGAACGGCATCGTAAAGGTTAATCAATACCTCATTCCACAGAGAAACCACCAGAACCCAATCCTGGGGACGTATGACTCTCCATACATGTTCATAAGTGACAAGTTGGAGTGGTGGTTGAACGAGATCAGTGATTACTATTGGCGCAAGTCTCCTACTGGGGAGATCATGGATGAGCCGATAGATAGGAACGATCACGCGATGGACACTACTAAGTACATCTTGTCGCATCGTCCTTCTGTGGCTACTCTGCTCCCCAAGATACTCAATCCTGATATTGGTTGGCGTCGTTGGGGAGAGATGGACATTCCAGAGATGAAGAGGAATGTTCGTTATGGCTAGTAAGAGTAATCTCCTACGAGCATTCTTCGGACTGATTGCTAAAGGCGCTGGTAATGTTGGTGATGTAACCACACATCCTAGAGGGAAGCCATTATCGACTCAGTCCCTCAAGAGTATAGATGATGTTACTCAGAGGGGTAATGATGTAATCGGAAGGGATCTTAGTACCAACCTGAATGAGAGGGCATTTGCAGCGTTACCTACCGACGATTCCAAACGTCTAGCTATTTTCTACAATGAGGAAGACGTTCGAAGGAAGGCTTTCTCTACTAGGTCTCAAGCACTCAATGCAACAGGTGAGTCTGACTTCTTTAGCACTGGTCCTGTTCCTAACAAGTTGAAGGAAGCTATTGCATCAGGAGAGGACGAGACTGTAATAGCTAGATTGTCTCAGTCTCCTCAGCAAATAGAGAACATCAATACCAAGAACTCTGTAACAGGCGAAATACAAAGCCCTCTAGAACCATTAGGTGAAGGTGCTACTGTATCTAAGCAGCGCGAGGCTGGTATTGAAGAGATACTTGGATTCGATGGTGCTGGTAACGCTGTAGGGAATCCACGGGCAGTTATTGGACATAACTTACAGAAGGCTATTCAGAGTAACATCGAAGGCAATCGTCCTGCTTCAGCAGAGGATGTGTTAGGGTATATCAACACTGCCAATACATACCAAGGTGTTGCCAATGTAGCACGATCAATGAAAGGCCAGTTCCCTGATAAGTCAGTACCTAATGTAGAGTTTGCTGAACGTACCTTAAGTGGCCCTGAGATGAAGGCTGTCCAGGCAAAGAGTATGGCTAATTTCAAGGCAGACTTCGATCTGGTAATGGCTGATGCTGATGTCAAAGCCTTTTTGCAAGGAAAGCCTTACATCAAGAACCAGGCCGCCAGTATGGCTACACTTATGCAAGCTTACATTCGTTTACGTGGATTAGGAAGTCTATCACCGTCTACAGAGCGTATATTCGCTGAGTTTAATGCAGGTCGTCCTAACATCGGCTTACCGCAAGGTGTTGTGCGTGAAGGAGCTACTTCGAGGATTCCTCTACGTAAACAAGACCTCAAGCGTAATGAAAGTACACTCAACGATCCTGATCTCCTTAAGGCATTGAATCTTCAGGCTCGTAAACAAGCAGCGGCTGTTAAAGATCAACCACAAGCGAAAGACTTTCCTACGATACCAGAAGGCGACCCAGAACAGTTCATCGATAAGAAGCTCATTGATGAAGCACTGGATAAAGAGGCCGCCTTCTCACGTAAGTTGGGTGGGTTTGGGCGTAAACGACGTAACTTCGATCTAAGTAAGACTAATGTACGTCCTCGCACTATTCCAGAGAATACACAAGGCCGCCCACTCGAGGCAGAGTCTACTGTACGCTTCGAGCAACAGTACACCCAGCAAGACATCCTTGAACAGATGGATGACTTGTACGCAGAGCTAACAGATGCCGAAAAAGCCTTGTTACGGGAAGCTGTACTAGAAGATCATGCTCCTATCGGAGATATACCGACAAGAGTACCTTCTGATGAATTGACTACTAATCCACTCTATCAACGCGACGTGGGTGAGGATTCACGGTTGGTAAAGGATATACAAGAGTTCTTTGATCTCAACAAGCAACAGAAACGTGTCCAAGCAGGAGAAGTACCTAGTAGTAGACTTACAACATTCAATCCAGACGCTTCTACCCGTAAGGCTCCTAAACAACGAGGCAAGGCACATGTACAACGGCGCCTAGCCAGGAAACAACAGAGTAGCAGTGCATTATTTAAGGCATTGAAGGAGCGGAAGAACAAAGTCGTCCAGCGTATCAAAGCCGAGTTGGCAGATGAAGGTCTAGCTCCATGAGCAACATAGATGACGAAGGCAGTCCAGACATCCCTACTGATGTTGAACGTAACATCGATAGGTCACTGGAGGGTACTCAACCTAAACGTACCCGCAAACGTGCCCCTGTGTATCAGGTAATAGGTGATGCAAAGATCCCTGTTGCCAAATCAGCGGGTAAGATGTGGAAGTCACGGCTCTCTTGGGCTGTCCGTGTTACCAATGAGGTATCGGAAGCCTGGGATGAGGCTTTCAGGTACTATGCGAACGATCAGACTTCCCATCGCAATCCAGAGGAACATGCAAGTGGTAATCTCTCAGGTAATCAACGACTCAACAACAATATCACCGAAACAGAGAATGTCGTATTTGCGAACATCACCACTATGGTTCCAGCCTTGTACGCAAGGAACCCCAAAGCGGAGTTTACCTCCACAACAGAAGGTAATAAGCCTCTCGCTACAACTCTGGAACGGCTGGTCAATGCATTGGGAGCTAAGAAAGCTGCCCCAGGACTGAACCTGAAGCCTAAAGCCAAGCGTTGCGTTGTTACTACTCTTCTCTCCAACCGTTCATGGCTTGAAGTTGGTTGGACGTTTAAACAGGAGAGTAGTGAGCAGGCATTGGATGACTTGACTAAACTAGCGAAACAGCTAGAGAAAGCCAAGGGCGTCAAGCAGATTGAAGAGATTGAAGGCAAGATCATTGCCTTAGAGGACTCTGTTAGTATCCTCCAACCAGCAGGACCATCTGCTAAGGTCGTTAAGACCAAGAACCTGTTCTTCGATCCCGATGCTGACGAGATTGACCTCTCAGATGCCAAGTGGGCTATCAAGATCGACTTCCTACCTACTTCGTTCCTGAATGCCAAGTTTGGCAAGAAGAAGGGTGGCAAGGAGGTTAAGTCCATCTATGAGCCTTCTCATGTCATGAAGATCGGTGACGACGTTACCGAAGGCCATGAAGATGAGATATTCTCACTATACGATCCTCTAGTCAAAGCAAAGCAATTTGGCTTCGATGACCAGGAGTCATTCGACCGTGCTAAGATGACTAGGGTCGCATTCGTATGGGATAAGGTTACTCGTCGTGTTATCCTGTATAACCATGCTGATTGGTCCTGGCCTATCTGGGTATGGGATGATCCTCTGCGTTTGGATACATTCTTCCCATTCTTCCCACTGTCCTTCTTTGAGAGCCCTGATGGGCCTCTAACGAAAGGTGAAGTCACTTACTATCTCGATCAGCAAGATGCTATCAATGAGATGACAGATGAAGAACGTCGCGCTCG